GGACGTGGTTGCAGAGATAAAGCAGCAGCAGAAGATAGCGCTGTGCTCGAGTATTATCGGGCACACTTCGCTATTGTGAAAAAGAAAACTGTTGTTGCAAGACCCTGTGCAATGTTCGGTCGCGGAAAAAGATGCCAGGGGACGGTTGAGTCTCCTGTTGTAGCGGAGCGTCACCAAGGGCGTCTAGTTCTAGCGTGTGACATTAGGGAACATCTAATATTGTTGGGGTATTCGGAGCGGATTAAAGAATATATGAAAGAGAACTGGCAAACGACGTCAATGATGTTGGGTATGTCGTGGCAGTATCGAGGAGCCACTGTCTTTCTGTATAACATAATCTGTGACTTGCGGAATGAAATTGAAGAGAAAGTAAATTTCCATAAGAACCCGACTTTCGAAGAGGTGACTATAATGGACGAGGTAATTGCGGACTTCCAACTTAGACAAGAAGAAAAATATAATTATTATGTGCTCGATATTAGAAGACAGGACGCGTCCACGAATTCGGTCCAAATGGACTGGTTCTTCGACTATGCCCGACACACATGGTATGTACAGAAAGGAAAATGCGCGAAATGGTTTGGTAGGTTGTGGAGGTGGATCAGGCAATACATGATCCACACTCCAATTGCGACGCCAGACGGGCAGCTGTGGCACAAACACAAAGGACACGTGTCAGGCAGTCCGTTTACGACGCAATTGAACACATACGTCGCCAACCTATGCGTACATGCCCTTGCATATGCAGTGTGGGGATCGGATGTTATCGATAAGTCTTGTATAAGAGCATATGGTGATAATATACTTATGATAATTCCTAAAGATCGCTGTTCGGGAGTAACGATTGAATATTTGTCGGATCTGTTCCTTGCAATGTTTGGTCAGGAGTTGAATCCCACTGAATCTTACGTCGCTGAGTATCTCATTCACGAACCAGGAATGGACTATGACAGGAGTGCAAATTTCCTGTCAAAGCATATGGGGCGTGAAGGGAGTGTGTGGCGTAAACCAATAGATACTGCGTTGTCATTGTGCGCACCGGAAGCGCGTGCACTCACGAATCCTGAGCGTTTTGCGAGGGCGATAGGGCTAATGCTCGACAATCCTTTTGAGCCGCAAGTGGCGCTAATGCTCGATGAGTATATGGACCATCTAGAAATGGAAGGGACAACATATGGAGAGGTTAGTGAAGCGGTGGCAAAAATGTGGTTGTATCGCTATCCAGGGATGATAGTGAGCGACGGGAATATGGTGCGCCGAATGGCCGTTTGGGAATGCCAAGCCATTTATTATATGCCGGCGCAAGTATCGAAAGGTATAGTGTGGGAAGACAACATGACAGCACTGATGAAAGTGGAGCCGGTGAAGAACTGGCCCGGTGTATCTGATGTGCTCCACAGACAACAACATTCAAAGGATATTGAAGATAAATATCGGGATATCGCACTCACTCTGGATCACTGGTTGACCTCGACACACGCTGTGAAATAGAAC